CACGCTTCTTTCTCCTATTCACAAAGAAAGGCCTTCCGACTAACAGTAAGCCCCACAGTACAGCTAGGTGAGGATTATGCAGTAACTCAGCTAAAACTTCTACTTGGATTACCAACGGTAATCGATCAGTTGCTGCACTAAGATCGTAAGAAAAGACTTCGTCATTCTTCGTTATCTTTGATGCAAACTTCTGAACGGTACCTGCTTGATCAAAAGTAGCGTCTTGTGGTATATTCCTTAATATATCAAAGATCCACTTTTGGAGCGGTGCTAACGCACATTGGGTCCAGTAGTCGACTGAAGCGAATACTCTAATCTTACCTCCTTTCTCGAACTTCGTACTCAGTTTCCCGATTGACTCGATACGTCGAACCAATAGGTTCCTTGAGAAACGAATGAACCGAGGAACGGCTACTGTTGCCCTAAATAAAAGATCTTTGGGATTTACTTTATGGTGGTTTATCTCTTTAGTTTCCTTCCGAGACTTCGCCTTAACCTTAATCTCTTTCCCTTCTGATCCCTCTTTCTTCTTTTCATCCGACTTTAGTGTAATCTCAATATCATGGCGAGAGACATCCTCTGGAGCCATTCCAAAAGAACATCTCTCGATCCACTCTATGATTTTACCTTGGTCCATCATCTTACAGAAGTCTTTTAAGACTCCGTAGAGAGGATGGTTGACCCAAGCTAAAGCATCCTTACCAACGCACATCAGTGACGTTTCACGGTCAACTGAGTTAGGCCCTTGAGATAAAAGAAGCGGAGGATCAACGACCTTACGTAGTTTAGGTAACGGGTTCAGTCCCTTCAAACTCTTAAGTCTCCTACAGAACTCAGGTATGTAGTTACGTAAACCAATTGGTTGATACCCTCGCTCCGTCTCTTCATAATCGAAGAAAGACGAGGTTCCAGATACCATACCATTAACATCACGGGTGTTTCCTTTGTAGATAGTGTGGAGTTTCCACCTACCTTTCAAATCGAACACTTTATGTAACGAGAATAGTGTTAACCAAAATTGTATTATCGTAACATCACCCAATCTAATCCGCTTTCTGTGTTCAACTGGAATTATCCGGGGTAGACCTGTACTAGTAACAGATACCCTTGGAGAAGCTGGTAAACACGGTGGTGAAATATTGGTATGTGAGAGCGATTGCATAAGTAGCATCTGGCACTTAGATAAGTACTTCTGTACTCCTTCAGCACCGACCTTCTTATGTAACCTTACTACTTCCTTAGCAAAGGCTAGCGAAGCACCATTAGCGGTACTACCCTTCTTCCCCATTACTAGTAAGGCTATCACTTTCATGATAAACCCTGCTAGTAACTTCTTCTCTTTTACAAGAAGAGACCAAGATAAGGCTGCCTTTCGAGCTTCTAACCACCTTGTATACTTAGACATCTGAGATGTAAAGATTCTTTGCATGATGTTTAAAAGTCCCTACTCGGCATGGGAGAAATACTCAGAAGATGATAATATATTAAGAGTACCTCTCTACCTTACCCGCTTCGGTTTCTGTTTTCAGGATACATCTCCCTGAGTAGGGGAGAGACCATCCGCAGGCCGCAGGTCGGTAAAGGATACCTAAATGGACTCCTAAGGAAATCCATCGTAAGGTTATCTACTAATATGCCTCTTACTTGTGGACCCCGGTTAGCCCGAAGCCGGTAAGTTTTACCTACAAGCCCCAGACAAGATCATCAGATTACTGGGAGAATATCTATCTTGGTTCATAGATACCTCATCAGATTCCGACTTATTGTATTCTTAAATCCAGGGAATTGACCCTTAGGTCAGGATTATAAGAATGGTAACTCTTTACCACACTAAGATTTACCTAGTAGACCGCCTCTGACAGGTATCGAACGGAGTAGTCTTGTATAATTAAAATGTAGAATAATAGCACCAATAGCTATATCCTGAAAGGGAGGATTAATAATACACATCATACTACGCGACCCTCCTGCCATCCTCTAGCGCGGGAAACGCCGTGGCATGTTGCCCTAATAGTGCTCG